ACACCTTCCATTATCCCATTAACGAAAGCTCCAGGTGCGGATGGATCTTGCACGATATCTACCGCGTTAAGAATATAATCGTCGTTGACGACCATGGCGCCATTACGCTGGCTCAAACTTCCCATACCACGAGTCGATACACCGAATGTAACTCCACCATCAAGTAAGCCTTTTACGACTTCTCCCATAGGGGTGTTCAGTATCGATGCCTTACCCACAATATCGTTTCCTTCAAACTTGAGTTCGTCGATTTTGTGAGAAACTTTATCGAGATTCACGGTCGGTCCTTCAGGGTGATTTAGTTCACCGACTGCTCTACCTTTTTGTACTTGCTCTGTATCATACTTACCTACAGCTTTTTCCATGATAGGCATTGGATATATACGACCGTTTCGATTCTTCTTTTCTGCTTGCGCAAAAATTCCTTGTATAGCATAATTCTTTTTACCGTTTTTACCTTCGGTTACTAAAAATTCAATATCGTTTTCTATAAATTCTGATATTAACTTCATGTTACCCTCTTGGATATGCTATCTTGGTTCCTTTAGTTGCCGTGCCTGTGGCAAATAAAGCTTCCTTAACTTCTTTTCTTATAACTAATGTTTGATTTTCAACTAACTGCATACTACCAATTGTGACAGAACCAGATGCGGAATCCTTTAGAGTCAAAGTGGCATCTGCTGTCGTGGCTACGTAAACTGATTGTGCGTTATCAAACATATTTCCGGCCGCGCTATCTAATGTGGCTGCAGCTCCTAAAGGTCTAATTTGCATTATTTCATTCCTTTATATTGTTTCATAAATTCTTTAACAGCTTTTTCGGCTTCACGCTGAGAATTATAAGCATCTAATCTATCGCCATCTATATAAGCAACAAACTTATTTTTCTCATTATGTATCTTTACAGGTACTCGATTAATCTTTTTATCGAATACGACTTTGCCAATTGGCTTACGGCCTGCTAGTTCTCTTAGTTGTGAAAAAGTTTTCATGTTAATTCTATTTATACATTTAAACTTTTACACCGCAGCTCCTTCAATTTCTTCTTCGTCTTCGTCTTCTTCTATCTCTTCTTCTTCGGTTTCGTCTTCATCATCATCTTCTTCTTCCACTTCATCTTCAGGGTCTTCCATATTATCTTCATCATCTACTTCGACTTCCTCCTCTTCTTCTTCAGGTACGCCGTTATAGATTTGATCTGCTAATCTAACCTTTTCTTGATCAAGTAAGTCACCCATTTTAATTGTCATGACTTCACCGAATATCTTATTTGCATGATTATAATCTTTATCCAGAGAAGCCTTGATTAAATCTTGAATATAATTCGGATCATCTAATCTTTCTTCTTGCTCTGTATTTTCCACGTTATCGACATTATCCATTATACTACTCCTTGGTCGTCTTCCGGTTCTTGCGCCTGCGCAGCTGCAATCTCTTTATCCATATTTGCAATAGTGTCATCGTCCATCAAAAGAATATTCTTCTGAACCCATTGCTTGGAGAAATATTCTCCGACATACTGAGATACTTGATCCAAGCTTTGAATCTTTTCTCTCAATAATTCTGCTTCTTTTAATTCTGCAAAATGATTGTCTCTTAAATAATCAACTGTAACTTTATTTTTCCAGCTGTTCCAATCATCTTCAGTAATAATATTTTTCATTATAAGTTGCTTCTTCAATATATCATAAAACAGCATTGAAAACCTGTTTCTTAATCTATCGATAAACTTTTGAAACTTAAGTTCGTCTCTACTTATCTCAGTAGCTCTTCCTAATGAAAACTGTTGTTCTTGTTCTAATCTGTTCATAGGAACGTTTAAAGATCTATATAACCTTTTTTGAAAGTATATGATGTCTTCTATCTGCCCTAAGTTTTCTCCACCCGGTAATGTAGATATTTCTGTACCTCGTCCACCCTCTCTACGTGGTAACCAAAAATCTTCCAGCATCGACATATGTTTTCTATCGTCTCTTATCTCGCCAGTCTTAGCATCATACACTAACTTGTTTCTGTACTTTGCCATGATGTCTTTCATATACTGTTCGGCTTTACCTCTTGGTAAGTTACCAACGTCAATATAAAACATTCTTCTTTCAGGAGCTCTTGCCAATCTGTAAATTACTAAAGAGTCTTCCATCATTCGTAACTGTGTGATTGGTTTAAGAGCCTTATGTAAGTAAGAAACTATTTTCTTTCTGTGTTCATCTAATAAACCTGAAGTTATATAGTTAACAGAATCTAAAGTCATTTTTACTCCAGCGTTCTGTGCACCAGGTTTTTCTTGAAATATATAAAACTCATCGATTTTTTCAACAAGCTTAGCACCAGTAAGAGGATCCTTCTTACTCTTAACTTGTTTTACTTTTCTCATCTTAGCTGCGTCAATGTATCTTATCTCTTGAATGCCAGCCGATAAGTTAGTTTCATCAACAACTAAGTGGTGGTATAATCTACCATCAATGTACCATCTTCTAAAAATATCGTGACCGAGCTCCTTGAAGTTTAACATGTTAAAAATGTTTTCAAACTCTTCAGACATTTGCTTTTTAATTGAAGCGCTGACTGGTACGTTGTCTAAGTTTAATTCAACCGAAGGCTTTAACTCGCTTGCTGTAATCGCTTCATTAACGATGTCTTCAATCGCCGCATCAGCCTCAGGGTGCATCGCGCTCCCTCTATACTTTAATATTAGTTGCGCGTTGTCTTTGGAATCATCACCTTCCATGTTAATATAATGACCATAGTGAGAACCGGCTGATGTCGCAGTGACATAACCAGCACCATCGTCGTCTCTTGGCGGAACAGGAGAGGCAAGAGCTTTCTTGTCTTTTGTCCTTGTAATCTCAAAACCAAATAATTTAAATGTATTTTCTGCCATTTAGAATTCCTTTATAGTTAGGAGGACCGGAGCCCTCCTACTATTTATTACTTACGTTGTAGTGTCAGTCTCAAAGTACTGATAAGCGAAAGTTACTGTGAATCTTTCGATCTCATCGTTAGTAGCATAATTGAGATCTATTGGCGACAGATCCTGAGGGTATGATCCTCTAAAGGTGTACTTCTTAAGAGTATCACCAGATCTATCTAGTTGTTCAACGAGTAGATCTGCTTCATAAGCCACTGGAGTTGTAAGACCAGTATTAGCGCTGTGAGCGTTCATACCGTTCATCCATCTCTCCATAGGGTTCCTGATAGCAAAATCAGTATCGTTTATTATTGTAACTGTCCAGACATCAAACGTTCTGTCACCGGCCATTTTTAATTGTCTACCACGAAACGGTACAACAATTTGACCAAGCGTTGATCCAGGTATCTGAGCTGCTTCACATAAGAATGAAGTCAGTTCTGGATCACCGTTTGCGTATCCGGGAAAGTTAATGGTAGCCTTGAAGAGGTTAGGACGAGCCCCACCGCCTCTAAGCTTTGATTTGAAATCATCTACGCCTAATACTGCCATTTTTTACCTCCTAAACTGTACCAACGACTTCTTCAAAGTCGACGCCAGTTCTTACTGCCACAAAGTTAAGTGTGACGAAGTTAATGGACCTAGCCGGCTTAATGAAGATACTTGCGACAAACTCGTTTCTATCGATTACTGCAGGTGTATTATTAGTTGCATCTGCTACGACTCTGAAATCTGTAATACCGCGTCTACCTTTCACCTCTCGTAATACTGGCTCGACAATATTCACAAACTCTGCTCTTGTAAATTCATCGTTGAATTCAAAGAGTACTTGTTCAGCGGCTCTTGCTATCGCTCTTTCAAGAACTAAAAATAACCTACGTACGTTGATTCTATCAAACGCAGAAGGCCTTGCGAGTTTTGTCTTATCACCAAATAATATTACTCCAGCACCTGGTATATTAGCAATCGGATTGACTCCGGCTTTATATAACGTGTCTCTTTGTGCCTTTGTAGGTGAAAATAATAGAGATGTTATTCCAAAGTATTGACCTCTTCTCGAACCTGCAGGTGAGAACCATGGTGCTCTATTGAGATCCGTGGCAGCCATTATTCCAGCAGTTGAAGATGCAGCAGGTAGGTTTATGAACTGATCATTAAACTTGTCGAACACTTTTAAGAAGTTTCCATCCATTACTAGATAAGAAGACTTGGTAAAAGTATCTGCTGTAGCCACTATGTTTGAAACAATTGTTGAGGCACTTGTTTGATTCACTATGTCGGCTCTAGCTGGTGACGCAACAACAACACAATCTTTTCTTAATGACGCTGCGGTCGCAACTAAATCGTTAACGACTGTAGTTTGATCAGTACGCGTTTGCATTGAAGGTGCTATCAAAAAGTCTATCTCAACTTGGTCTTTATCTTCGAAAAGATCGAAACCTGTTAAAATATTTGCAGTTGATAGACTTGCTACATCAACACCGCCGGCAAAGTTATAGTCAATATCTGTATTAGTGGTACCCGTAACCTTTGTAAAGTTATCGCCACTATCGATATTAGTACCCGCTTTTGCCTTGCTGCCTAAAGTGCTTTGAAAGTCAGAATCGAAATCAATTAACCAAGCATATTTTGAAGTTTCATTGATAACGTCTTTTACAAAGATATTAGAACCAGCTGCGTCTTTAGCGTTTTTACCTAAAGATAAGAACGCATATCTTTCTAGCAAGGTGCCTTGTGTTCCTGTAAACTTACCGTTTTTATCTATTATTGCAACGTGAACTTCGTCGTTCGTTGCGTTATTTTTTGTTGCAAAATCTGACGTGCCTGGGGCTGCGTCAAATTCATTCTTGTATGCCCACTGATTAAATGCAGAATCGTTTGCAGAATGTGGACACATACTTACTTGTAAACTATTTCCTAATGCTCCAGGATATTTAGCAATAAAGGTATGTGAATCAGAATCTAATGCAGATAACTGTGCATCAAAATCTGCTTCATTTTTAATTACCTCTGAGGCTAAAGTGCTATCACTATCAGCAGCAGTCTGACCAGTGGTCGAACGTGCGTTTTTAGCGGTGCTGTCTATTACTCTTACTAACTCAAGAGCATTTGAATATCTTAGAAAGAAAGAAGATCTATGAAAGGATATAGCTGTAGCAGAATCAGGAGATGCAAATTTATCTACTAAGTCTGCTTCGTCGCTTACTTTTACTCTTTCTTCGACAGTACCCCACCTTGAATTAATAATAGTCGCGCCTGTAGTTGACTGGACATTAGGCACACCTCCAGTTAAGTCAATCTCTTTGACGACAACCGCTGGTGATTCGGATGGATTTGAGAGTGCCATTTTTATTTCCTTTAATTATGAGTTAACATTATACGATTATTCAACTGTTACCATTATTTATAATATTACAAGTCTCTATCATACTCTATGGCCCATGGGTGATCATCACTTGGTTCTATTCTTTTAATCTGTTCGCTGCCATCATCAATGAATCCAAACGGAACAATGTCTTCTTCTATCTCTTTTAATTTTTGTTTGAATATCATATCTTTAATATTAATATCTGTTAGGTTTGAAAAGTATGTAGATGAAACAAAGTAACCAAATAAAACTAGGTTCATAACTAAATCATCATGGTTACCTATGGACGCTTGATATGTTTGGCCTCTTGCTTCAAAAGTAGATATCTCTAAGATCGTTTGTTCATCTACTATCTTAAGTTTATTATTTTCTAATAAGTCTTTTAACGCACTGCAACCAAGCCTCTTAGATTTTCTATTAATATCGATACCAACAGCATTTGCCTTAACTGCTGATTCAACATGCACGTTTTCATATTCTAGTTCATAATATAATCCATTACATACTACTGATCCTTGGTCATTTGATTCAACTATGCAATAAGCTTTGTTGTAGACATTCGCGTACTTATATATAATATTAGGGAAGAGTAATGGAGAGATAGTATTATTGCGATACACAACTACCTGCTCAAATGGACGAACGTTAATATCGATCAAACTAAAAGAAGAATAGTCCTGTCCTCTTCCCTTTGAAACATCAGCAACTAAAATATATTCGTGGTTCTTAACAGGCTCTTTGTAAATCAGGCAGTCGCCGCCTTCCATATATTTTATCGGTCGTTGTGCTCTTAAATCTAAAAGCGTTTGTGCGTTTACTAAAGTATTGCCAGTACCAAAAAATGTGTTACCAAACTCTTGATCAAACTGTACTTGTGAAGTATTGTTTATAGTTTCTTCTTTCCACTTTTCATCTCTTCCTGGCACGTCATGCCAATCGACTCTAAAATTATTGTACTCATTAACTCCTTGTATCGAGCCTTCCCATATCTTATGAAATGTATTACCTATGCCGTTTGCAGTAGACGTTACTATAATCTTTGTATCACCGCCTGATGAAATAACCGGATAAGTAGAAGTATAAAACTCTGCTGCTCTTTCAACAAATGCAAACTCATCTAAGTAAAGTAAGTTGATAGATAATCCACGAATAGAAGAGCCAGTCGTAGCAGCAGCGATAATCCTACTATTATTGCTAAAGTCAATGTTAGACTTGTTGAGAGCCTTAACGCCCGGTTGAAGAAAGAAAGGAATATTCTCAAGCATGATCGTAATCCTTGCCAACATCTCTCTTGCAGTGGCTCCTTTGTTCGCAAGAACTGCAATTGATTTTTCTGATTGAAAGAGTGCAAACCATAGTAAGTATCCGCACGCCGATATTGACTTACCTGATTGCCTACACGCCAGTACGACATTAAACCTGTTCTCCTTAAAGTGTTTAAACATTTTTTTCTGATAAGGATATAGCTTAAAAGGCACTAGACCCTTATCTAATGAAATGATTTTGGCATATTTTTCTACAAAGTACACAGGATCTTTCATACACCTAGCATACTCGAGTACTTGTTCCTCATTAAAATTAGAAACAACACCGTCTTTTTTAATATTAGGATTGCCTAGATAATTTTCATTCTTGTTTTGGAGTGACATTTACTATTTCCGATTCATTCTTAAGAAGCTTTTGTAGCTCAGTCGTGGAACCAACGAAAAGATTATTTGTTGTGTTTGCAATCTTTTTAACTTCGTCTTTTTTGTCAATGTCTTTCTTTTTCTTATTTAAGTCCATTAATCTATCGTTTACGTCTGAAATATTTTTAATCATTCCAGATAAAACTTCAAAAGCTCGTGGATGCTCGCTTTCTCGTGCAACCTCAATCATAAGCTCTAAACTTTGTTTTCCTTTTTCAACTAACTCATAGTAAGTGTCACGAGAATACTTATAGTCATTATCGATATTTTTCTCTTCAGGCGGAAAAAATTTTTCCATTTCTTTTTTATTACTCATTTAATAACTAACTTGCACTATCTAAAATTGCAGTTGAAAAGCCGAATGTACTATCGTCTAGACCTATAACCGTTGTAGGATTAGGCGTGACTCTTATCGTTTCTAATCCTATATCAGAATCATTCAAACCGGCTTTGATGTCAAAGACTTTGGCATCCGCCTGTCGAATGATACTCTGATCAGCAATCGGACCGTGATAACTTATCTTCATCTCAAAGTCCATGCTGTAAATTATTGTTCTTCTTTGTTCTACCGCTCCTTCGAAGTCGTCAGAAAAAGAAACACCTTGTATTATAACCTGTATGTCTTCTTTAAATGCAGGAAACTCTGTTGAGAACGGTTTTATTGTCAATGCGTACTGTGGATTAAAAGTAGGAAGAATCTGTTCCACAATCTGTAAAGCGTCATCTTGTGACTTAGCGTATGCATTTAACTGAAAGTTTATTGAGTAAGGAACCGGCGTAAAAAACTTCTGTCTCTTGGTGTTGTCACCTGTTGATGCTGTGGTTGTAAAGTTACCAACCTTAGCCAATTGTCTTTGTGCATCATAAGCTATCGAAGTGATCTCAAAAGACATCCTTGGTAATTTAATTGCAACCTGTTGATCTTCTGATAAGTTAGGATTCTCTCTAATTCTTTCCAGATACTTTTGTTTTGGAGCGTATGATAACGGAACTTTAATCTGGCTAATAACGGCCCCTGAAGAATTTTTACGAATAACGTATAAGTTATTAAAAAGCCTGCCGAACAGCGCTACCGCTTTTTTAGTTTTTGAATGATAGAAGTGACCGCCAAACATTAGTTACCACTCACATCGCCAAATGGATTAGACTCGCTAAAGTCAATAAAGTCTGCACCTGTTGAAAAATCTGTGTTTTGTTCGTTTTGAGATAGTTGATTGTCTTCTACGACTAGAGTTATAACGCCACCTGCACCTGTCTTAAGACCAACTACTTTCTTACCAACACCAAAGGTATGATACTTACCATCGTCTGCGCCGGCGTGTATGATGTGAACCTTATCATCTGAGTCTGAATACTTTACAACCTCGCCACGCATAAGCGTGTCACCACTAGGACTAGTAATTGTTTCACCAACCTGAAAAGTGGTAGGAGCAGGATCTGTAAATCTTATAGTAGGATTAGTATAACCTGATCCACCGTTTGTAATAGTCAGACCGTTAACTTTGCCATTATTGCTGTCGACAGTCGCTGTTATGGCGGCACCAACACCAGTTGAATCTATGATAGTAACTGTAGGTGCCACAAAATAGTTATTACCGCTATCTGTAATATT